CTTTGACACCCCCACCACCACCATCCCACCTAGCTCGTGACTGATGTCACGGCGCCACGGGTTGACTGGCGTGTCGACACGCCGTAGATTGATCCCATCAAGTCAATCAACCCCCACCGAGGAGGAACCTCAATGAACACCACCGCCCAGCTCCCCAGCCGCGCAACTACCACCCTGATCACCTGGGTCGCCACCCTCTCGATCGTCGCCGTGCTCGGTGCGGTCGCAGGCCTCCTCGCTGGCGGTGTCGGGCCGGCCACTGTTCCGGCCCTGGTCGTCGGACTGCCGGTCGCCATCAGGGCCACCCGATCCAGCAACCGCAGGAAGGCCGCTCTCCGCCACGCTGACAGCCTCGCGGCCCAGGCTCGGTACCGGGCACCCGCCGCCTGAAGGGCGGCCCCCAGAAGCGCTCCTACACCCCCAGAAAGGAACACCACATGTACCTGTCAGTCACCGCCCAGAACGACACGGCAACCCTCATCGCCAAGTGGGTCCGCGAGAACACGATTGGCTACGGTGCCGTCGCCACCAATGTCGGCCAGGCCGGATACCCCGAGGCCGCAGTCGTCGCCATCGCCGAGAACGGCAAGACCACCTGCACTGCAAAGGTCGCCGTCCACCACAATCGCATCGTGTATGTGTCGAAGCTCGGCGCTCTCGTCTCCTATCCGATCACATTCGGTGACGCCGGCCGAATCGTCGGGGGTTTCCTCTCTCTCGAGGAGAACTAATGTTCGGCAGAAACAAAAAGAAGGATCCGTGGTCGATGGCCAACGACATCGCCAAGGAAGTTGGTCGCCGCGGCTTCCCGGCCGAGGCGAAGCCCGTTACCGTAATGTCCGCGATGGGTAATGTCCGGAAGTATGCAATCGCAATTCCGGGGCGTGGTGTTGCGGTCATAAACAACGACCTCAACATCGTCGTTGCCTCGTCCAATAAGCCGCTCCCGCAAGCCCCGGTATTCGAATACGAGAACGCTGAAGCTGCGGCGGAAAACATTCTGAGAAACCTGCCACTGCCATGAGAATTCCACAGAACACAGCAATGAAAAACCGGTCCGAGTCTGCAAAAGCGGCCGCCGCCATGTATCGGCGCCGCGTCGAGCGAGCCGAGATGGCCGACTGGAAACGCGTCGCCTACACCGACCCGGCCACCGGACGCGTCCAGGCAATCAACATCCGCCACAGCTGAAAGGAACCATCAATGTCACCCCTATCCCAGTCTCGCCTCCTTATGCCGCTCCTCGAAGCGATCCGTAACCATCTCGCCGTCGGCGAGTACGCCGCCTTCCGGCGCACCACGCACGGGTCCCCGTACATTGAGGTCCGCACCGAGCGCGGCAACGTAGTGGCCGGGGTGGACGAGGACGGCCTGTACGCCCTCGATGCTGCCGGTAGCCGCTATGTCTGCGACCCGAACGCCCCCAAGGAATCCATCTACAACGCGATCCGCCGCGCCCTCAACGACGCCCGCGAGGAGTGGGCATGATCGGCCGCTACGCCGCCGCCGCGGACAGGGTCGCCATGGCCAAGGTCATCGCAGACGTCTGCCTCCGCGACCACCCGGGCCCCGACTATCTCGTCGAGGGGCCGCTAGTTGACAGCGAGGCTGCAACCCTGTACATTTACTGGGGTGACCAGGGCCTCATGACCGTCCATGTCGGCCGCGCCGGAGTCACCATGCACGCCGGCCGCTCAATCGTGGACATGCCGTATCTATGCGACTCACATCCGGCGGATGTGGCCAGCCAAGTCCTCGGCACAACAATGAAAGGAACGCTCCAATGACAGACCGCATCGAGCACGCGAAGATCGTTGCTCAGTCCTCGCTGATCCCCGCCGAGTACCGTGGTAAGCCCGCCGACATTGTGTGGGCCATGGACATCGGTGACGCCCTGGGCGTCCCGTACACGCAGGTGATGCAGTCGATGGTCGTGGCTCGCGGCAAGATGACGATGTCGGCCGACCTGATGGGAGCCGTTGTTCGCCGGGCGGGTCACAAGCTGCGCCTCCGTGAGGATGGCGACTCCGTGACCGCTGACTTGATTCGCGCCGACGACCCCGACTATGTGTTCACCGTCACCTGGGATAAGGGGAAGGCGCAGGCCGCCGGCCTATGGGGAAGCCGGGGCCCGTGGCAGCAGTACCCGAGGCAGATGCTGCGCGCTCGCGCCATCACTGAAGTGTGCCGTCAGGGTGCGTCAGACGCTCTCGCGGGCACCGTCTACACGCCGGAGGAGCTGGAGCCCACCCCCACGCAGACTGCCGCGCAGAAGCCGCAGGAGGGCCGTACGCAGCGGGACATGACCCGCACCATCCTCATGGACTACTGCCACGAGTCCGGCCGCGACGCCAACGAGGTTTGGCAGCAGGCGCAGGCCGCCGGCGCGACCATGGACGACCCGGACTCCCTGTCCGCCGTCATCGACAAGTGGGAAGCGGGCGCTAACCCAGAGCCGCAGGAGGAGCAGTGAAACTCCGCACTATCACGCCGATCGGAGTGCAGCGGCGGATCCTGTCGCTCATGTGGATCGGCCACTCCGAACAGGCGATCGCCGACATGGCCGGCGTGAAGGTCAAGTCAATCCAGAAGGGGAGGGCGGGTGAGTACGTGTCCGAAGAGGACAGGCTCCTCATCGCATGCGCCTGGTCACGCAACCAATGCAACCTCGCCCCCGTCAACGGGGCTTCGCAGGTCGCGCACAAAACCGCAGTCGACTCCGGAGCCCACTCCCCACTCGCCTGGGATGAGGACGACATCGACAAGTACCACGCAGAACCGCACGATCTGACTAGGGGCCGAGACCGGTCCCCATGGAGCAGGAGGTAGTACACATGAGCAAAAACAAGGCCTTGTCGGCCACCGCAATGACCAAAGACCTCCCGCGGCTCGTCGAGCAGCACGGACACCTGCCGGTGCCGGTAGGTGCAGGCCACACTCAGAAAACCCCCGACCGCCCGAAAGTCATGAGGGCAGTCAGGGGGAAGTGCGTGAAGACGAGGTTCGCCTGCCACCGCCAACTCCTGAGCGACTTCGACGCGGTACCCGTCATCTGTCTTGGTTGACAGCCGCGATGAACATAAGGCACACTAGGGGCACGAACCAACTGAAAGGAACACAAGTCATGGCAACCGTCGCCTCCTTCTCCTCCCCCAAGCTCACCGCCAAGCTCGACGCCGATCCTGCCCCCGACTATGCGGGCGACCGCCTCACCCGATGGACCCTCACCGTGAACGGCGAGACCACCTTCCAGGACGTCGACCAGTGGGGCCTTCCCTACGACGGGTCCCCTAACGGCGGCCTCCACGACGACCTCTGCGAGGTCCTGGAGGGAATGGGCCGCCTCGACGTGGACGCCCTCACCGCCCTCTGACCGTACAAAAAGCCGGGCCGGCCGCGAGGAGCGACCGGCCCGGCCGGAAAGGACCATCCATGGAAGTTACATACCAGAAGACAATGAACGTGCTGTCCCCGACTCGGGGGCACGACACAGACGCCGGCCTGGACCTGTATGTCCCCGAGGGGCAGTCCTGTCCGGTTCGCCCTGGCGCCGTGTACACAATCGACCTCGGTATCCGGGTCGCCATCCCCGACGGCTACTACGGGCAGCTGACCCTCCGGTCCTCGGCCGGCAAGAAGGGACTCGCCATCCCCAATGGCGTCGGCATTATCGACTCGGGCTACAGGGGCAACCTGAAAGTCCTGGTGACCTCCCTCACCGAGCCGGTCCAGGTCGCCACCGGGGAGCGGATCTGCCAGCTGACCATCCTTCCCCTGCCGCCCGTCAGCGCAGAGGCAGGCGTCGTGGACAACACCACTGACCGCGGCCAGGGTGGATTCGGATCCACCGGCACTGGCGCCGCAGTCCACGACTACGCCACCCAGGAAGCCGGCACCCTCACTATCGGCCGCCTCATGGGACAGTTGCAGGACGCTGCTCTCCGGTACGGCAACGACATCCCTGTCGCCGTGCCCGCCGGCGGCGGCATCGGCTACGAGCAGGCGGCCGGGGTGCTCATAGTCAATACGGTCAAGACCGGCCGTGCAGGCGGCTGGGACCAGTACCGCGCCGACACCGAAGGAACCCCCACGGCGGTGATCTCGTGAGTGACAACGTGAACCATCCGGGCCACTACACGCAGTGGCCAGTCGAGGTCATTAACCTGACCGAGCGAGAAACATTCCTGATCGGCAACGTCTTGAAGTACGCGCTTCGCGCCGGAGCCAAGTCGGGCAGCACGTACGAGGAAGACATGGCGAAGGCCCGCTGGTACGCGCGCCGGCACGTAGACAACGCCGCTGTCCGCGACTCCTGGCAGTCCGGCCTTGACTCGCTGCAGACACACTTCGCCGACGCGGACGCATACCTGGCCTCCAGGCGGGAGGACGTCACCGAGATGCGCGCCTGCCTGCGAGACCGGCTGGCCGCCATCTACAGTCAGGTCGAGAGGGAGCTGTGCGAAGCATGGGACGCAACCTGAAGTCCGCTAAAGCCGCCGGCTCGAGGTTCGAGCGTCTCATCGCCGACCACCTCAATGACCGGTTGTACGGCCTCCACGTCGACCGGCAAGTCAAGACCGGGGCGCACGATTCAGTATGCGCTTCCCGCGTCCACCTCGCCGGGAAGCGCATCGCCATTGAATGCAAAAACGTTACCCGGATGGACTTGCCTAAGTGGACGCGGGAAGCGCATACTGAAGCCGGCAACATCGGAGGGGCCGCCGGCGTCGTCATTCACAAAAGACACGGCAACGGCAAACCCGAGGACCAATGGGTGACCATGACCGTCACCGACCTTGTCACCATCATCAACCTCTTCAACGAAAGGAACACCCATGGCAGCTGAGATCACCGTCACCGGGACGCTCACCAGGGACCCGGAGATCAAGTACGCACAGTCCGGCACTGCGATGCTGAAGCTGGCGGTGGCCGCCACCCGGCGCCAGCAGAACCGAGACACGAAGCGGTGGGAAGACGACGGAGACCCGCTGTACATCGACATCACGTTCTTCGGCGACCGAGAGAACTACCTCGGCGACATCCTCAACAAGGGCGACCAGGTATCCGTGAGCGGAGCTCTCGTCCGCCGGAACTGGGAGTCCGGGGATAAGGTTGGCGTCGCCCTCGAGGTGCGATTCCCGAGACTCCTCGGCTACGTGAAGAAGGCCGACAAGGCCGGCGGCGTGCAGGCGCTCGCTCCGACCACGTCCAACACGTTCAACGCCCCGTTCTGACTCGACCTACGGGTGGGGGGAAACCGCCCCGGGAGTACCCCCACCCACCTCAGTACACGTAGACCTTCATAAAAAGGAGAGTACAAGTCAATGGCTTCATTCGAGATCATGATCGCATCCCAGCCGTCCTGCCAGCAGTGCCGCTCCTCGAAGCGGTACCTCACGAAGAACAACGTCCCGTACCTGGAGACGAAGTACAAGGACGACAGCACTGCGCAGGCGCTCGCCGCCGCTAACAACTATGCGAGCGCGCCCGTCTGCTACGTGGTCGACAAGCGCACAGGAGACACCCTCGCCCACTGGGCCGGGTTCAACATGTTCAAGCTCCGTCAGTGGGTGAACAACTACAAGAAGGAAGCGGGCGAATGACTCCCCTGGACGAGGCGATCCTCGAGAACGACAGCTTGCCGCAGCACCAGCGACGCACCAACCAAGCCATCGCCGACGAGTACGGCACCTCCGAGGCTGCTGTCCGCCGGCACCGGAAGGCCCTGAAACGCCGCAGCGAGATGGGCCGAGGAGGTGTGGACGAGTACTTCGGCGTGCCCGTCGAGGCCATCACGGCCCGCGGGAAGACGGTGCGCCTGGCTGACGGGTCGTACGAGAAGATCACGTATAAGCCGGGCGTTGCCGAGCGCAAGGAAGTGCAGGCGCGGCGGTTCGAAGACCTGGCGCCGATCTTCGCCGAGCCCATCGAGGCCCCCGCCGTCGCGGACGGGCAGGCGACTCTGGTGGTGGGCGTGTCGGACCTGCAGATCGGGAAGACCGACCGGGCCGGCGGTACCGAGGAGACTGTCCGCCGCGTCCGTTCCGCCGTGGCCCGGATTGCCGGCCACGCTGCCGGCCGCTACAGGCGGGTCATCCTCGTTGACTGCGGCGACTCCACCGAAGGTTTCAGCAACACGGTGTCGCAGGCGCAGACTAACGACCTCCCGCTCACCTATCAGATCCGCACTGCGCAGGCGCTCCTCGCTGACACGCTCCGGTCTTTGGCCGGCGCCGCCCCGGAGGTTGTCTACGTGGCGGTGCCATCGAACCATTGCCAGGTGCGCACCGGGATTGGTCGGGGTAACCGGGCTTCGTTCCCCGGAGACGACTACGGCCTGCTGATCGCCGACAATATTCGGGAGATCGTCGCCGGCCGGCCCGGCTACGATCACATCAGGTTCGAAGCGCCGGAGAAGCGTCTGGAGTCACTGACCGTGCGCTCCGCAGACGGGACGGTCATGGGTGTCACCCACGGGCACGCGGCTGGCAGTAAGGGGCGGGTCGCCGAATGGTTCCGCGGGCAGGCGTTCGGTTGCGTCGCCGGGATGCAGGACGCCAGGGTGCTGCTGCACGGCCACTGGCATTCCTTCTCCGTGCAGACGGTCGGCGACAGTCGGCAGATCATTTGTGCGCCGACGATGGACCCGGGCAGCAGTTGGTTCCAGAACGCTAGCGGGGAGTCGTCCTCGCCGCAGCTGCTGACGTTCGAGCTGGGGCGAGGAACATCGTCCGGGTGGCGCCTCTGGTCTTAAGGTACCCTGGAGTCGCGGCCCGCGACATCCCCGGCCCGGCCCTCCTCCGCCGTCAAGGCGCGCAAGGGGCCGGGCCTTCCCTGTAGGTGACGACCATCACGGTAGGTGGTGTTGACAGGATGTCGAGGGGAGGGGCAACATTGTTCCCATCAAGCCAACAGGGAAGGATCCCCCATGAACGCAGCCACCATCGCCCGTATCGCCGCCTGGAACGCCATCGCCGACCAGGAGTTGCCCGCCGGCACCAAGGTCACCGTCGAGGACGGGTGGGTCACCATCCACCCCCGCGGCGGCCAGCCGACCCACATCCCCTACGGCGCCGCAGACACTCTCGAAGGCCTCTGCGATGCCCTTAAAGCCGCAGTCCAGGCAACCGCCCTGGACGCCCACTGACCGGCCGCCAGAAAGCCTCCCTCGACCTCAGATAGGAACACCAAATGATGTACCCCCACCAGCCGACCAAGCCGACGCCCATCGAGAATGTCTCTGCCGGCTCCCTCATCATCCGAGAGGGAGCTACCTGGAGAGTCGAAGCCAACCGGCCGACACCCGGCCGGCCCGCCTACCGGACCCTTACTCTCCGCGGCGGCGCGGCAGGCACCCAGAAAGGCTCCTACGCCACCGCCCCGGCCGGCTCCATCGTCATCGTCCGCACCGACTGAAAGGAACTCTCCTAATGCGTCACGCAGCACCCGCCAGCCGTCGGCCACTCAGCCGCGCAGCCCAACTGGCCCTCGCCGCCCTCGCCTACACCGCAGGCGGCCTCGCCGCCGGCCTCATCACCCTCGGCTCCGCCCTCACCGTCTGGGGCCTCTGGCAGTGGCTGGGGGTGAACTGATGACACCTGCGGGAGTCGTCTCAGAGGCCCTCACCATTGTCGACGCATGCGGACTCGACCGGACCCAGCTCAAAGTGGCGACCGGCCCCCACGAAGCCGTCATCCGCCGGGGCCGGAGGCCGTCAGGAATCCGAGTCACCCTCACCCGGCACGGCATCACCTGGCGCGTGACCGGCGGAGGCGTCCACTGGAAAGGCACCAGCCGGCATTCCGCAGCCACCCAGATCGCACACATCCTCGAAACCGGATGGCGGTGACGGCGGCGGCGGCGGATGCACCTCCGGGGCGACCATTCGGATCAACGAGGCCCCCCAGTGGATCAACGCCGACGCGTACTCCCCCAGCTTGAACAGCTGCACCCTGAGGCGGTGCGCCTCCTCCTCCGCGAGGTCGCGCGCCGCCTCAGCCTTATCCCTCGACTTCTCCAATGTCGCCACCCTGTCAGTCAGCGACTTCGTGCACGCCTCCAGCGCTGCGACCCTCCGGTCCGATGTCCTCTCCGCGCGCGCGAAAAGCCACCCGATCCACGACGCCGCAACAGTGAATGCAGCGCCTAGCAGCTCGGCAGGGAGAGGTGGAAAGTCAAGCTCGTGCATGAGGCCAGTATGCGCGGCCAGAACTGCGACGACACTCACGCCAACGGGGCGTACATCATCGACATGACCCGCTTCCCGCCGCCGCCCGCAGGAACGTTCGTGACCACTGTCTTGTTCGGCCACACCTCGACAGTCGCCCCGTCCGACGTGCCATCCGGCTTCAGCAGCGGGTAGACGGTGCGCTGCGGCTTCGAGTCGCCCAGCACTGCTGGCGGGATTGTCGCGACCCGCTTCTGCCCGACATTCGGCACTGTCACCGTGCCCCATTCCGACCGAGGGCCCACACACAAGGCGTGCCCAGAGAGGGCCGCGATGAACGTGTCGGCCGGGGTCATGTCCCCCGGGAATGTCACCCACGCCGGCGTCGGAGCTGCACCGCCGCCGGCGCCAGAGCTTGCGGGGCGACGCCCGTTCACGGCGTCGACCACCTGCAGCCACGCGGTCGCCGACAACGGGCCAGAGTCGGGGCGCACATCAAAATCGCCGTACTGGCCGATGTTCCATAGCCCAACACCGTTCAGGCCGGACAGGAAAGCGATGTTCGCGAACGCCGCCAGCTTCGCAGCCTTCGCACTGTCAGTCGGGTCATTGAAGCCGACCTCCTCCAAAATGAACGGCTTCCCCGCCTGGGTGGCGATCTGCGCGAGATTACGGAACGCGTCGCCGGTCGGGTTGTCGTAGCCGTGGGCAGTGAACACGTCGACTTCGGGCAGGCGGGCCACCTGGTCGAACAGGTCGCCGTGCGCGTCTCTGCCACGGCCGTCTGCGCCGAGATGGATGAAACCTCCCGCAGCGACGGGGCCGTCATAGCCGAGCCGTCGCACCGCTTCCACTTGCTGCAGAAGCGACCATACGTACTGGTCCGCCGAACCCGCCCGTTGAACAGGGTTGTCGTTACCCCACAAGACCATCGGCTCCCCCGCCAAGGCGACACAATCCACGGTCGGGTGGTCCTCATAGCGGATGTCCGTGTCGGGGAAATTCCTGCACAGCACCTCGCGGAAGTAGGGCAGCCAGTCCTGCCAGCCCAGGTAGTACGGGTTCGCCTTCTCCTTGACGAACAGGTTCCGCACGTAGGACAGGTCCAACCAAAAGCGGATGTTCGCATCCCTAGCCCACCGCACCTTCGCGTCCAGTTCGCCGAGCTTATCGCCGCCGTTGTGCAATGCCTGCGAGGTGGAGTCGCCGAACAGATCGGTAATCCTCATGTGCGTGACGCCAAGCTGCCTGGCCCGCTGCGCCCACAGCTTCCCATCTGGCGCACCGTTCGCCGACGCGATCACACATCCGCGCAACGCCTCGACGCGCCGCTTCCTATCCTTCGTGGGACCCATGGTGGCCACACGAAACACCCCCCTTGAACGGGTAGTAGTTATCTGCCGCCCCCATGATCTCACAGGTGCGGCAGATAACAACCGGTATCAACGGGCGGCGCCGAGACTGATCACCCGGAACCGGGTGCCCGGGTACACGCCGCCGTCGTAATGCCAGAACGGGTCCGTCCCGTACGACCCGCACGTCGAGTACGCGGCCGAGTGCGTGCCTGCCGGCACCTCTTGCTTCCATGACAGGTGGTGGGTCATGAACGTCCTGTTGTACTGGATCTCCGTCTGCCACAGCCCGGCGTTGTCTAGGATGAACCCGAAGTAGTAGCTTCCGTTAGCCTTGTCTTTGGCCTCCTCAGTCTGGAAGTCGCTATGGACGATGCTGACACACACGTCCAGGCTGAACTCCAGCAGCGAACGGATCGGCAGGTTGAAGCCGGTCTCCGCCCATCTACGCGTCGTGTGGTCGCTGGTGGGCCTGCCGCGGCCGTTAGACGCGTCAGTCTTGTCGACCAGCACGTCGCAGAAGCCGGCCACCGGCTGCAGTACGTATTGGTTCCCGGCCCGGGTCCCGTCCGCCGAATACAGCACGCCGGCGATCAGGAACATGGCCGGGTGTGCGGCCGACACGACGCCGGCCGGCGCCTGCGACAGGCGGGCCTGCGCCTCCGCCTGCGACGCGCACCGAATGAACGTGCCCACGCTGTCCGCATAGTCGCCCCACGCAGACAGGATCGGGTCGGAAGCGGTCGGGACCTTCGCCCCATCCCAACGGGTAGTACTCATAGCCTCATCCTACTCAGTTCGAAATGTACATCGCCGACAGGCGCATGTTGTTGATCTCAAGCCACCCGTTCTCATTCCCCATGTTGGGAGTCCGGATCGCGAAGTGCCAGTACAGGCGGACGTTCGTGCGCAGCTGCATGAGCCCTGCGGCGGACACTTTCACTCCCTTCACTCCCGGTTCCAAGGCGACAGAGTTCCCGACGGCCAAATCCCAGTTCCCTGCGGGGTTCAGCTCCACAAGCAACGTCGTCCAGAGGGACGAGTAGTGGCTCGCCACCGTCGCCTGGATGGTGACCCAATACAGGCCACTCAGACGCGCCTGCGGGATGTTGTTCTTCCCGATGCGGAAGTCTTGGGCGTCATACTCGAACCATTCGGTATCGTTTTGGAGTTTCCCCGGCCACCACTCCCAGTAGTTTCGCTGCAGGATGCGCTGTTGGTTCGTCGTCCCAATGAAGTGCGGCGGCATCACCAGCGACTTCAGGGGCCGCTGATACTCGAGCTCGTTCGTGCCGGCCGCGTACATCTGCCCGTTAGTGAAGCGGAACCATTTGTTCGTCCCGGTATCGTCGGGAACTGACTGCCGGAACAGCAGTGAGTTTCCCTTCAACCGGATCGCCGTACTGTCGTACTGCGTACGGT